GACTGATCCTCAAGAATGGTTTACGGTGTGGTGGGCGCAGCCCTGGCTTGAACGGCGCAGCCGTATCAAACGTTCGTGTACACTTTAGCGCCCTGCGGCAGCCTTCAATCGGTCATAAAGCGCCCGATCTGTCCTGAATAGCCGTGACTGCTCGGTGAGATTGAAATTCGGCCCTTGCTCGAATGGATTTTTCGTGCCTGGCGGGATCTCACCTGCTGCCCTGCCGACTGGTGCACCGCCACCTTGCGGCTGAGGTGCTTTTTGCATCCATGCAGGCAGCGTTTTTGCCCATTCGGTTACGGGTGTGCGTTGGTAGCCATCGACCACCACTACAGAGCCGTCAGATTCACGCTCGATCTGACTGCTATTGAGTTTGGTTTTGAGGATCATGTCTGGATCGTGCACCACATCTGCCAATGCACTGACAGCAGGTGTGATCAGCTCAAGCTCCCGCACACGGGCTTCTAACTCGGCGATACGTTGATCCTTTTCTGCCGTGGCATCTCGAAATTGCTGCTCCAGAGCCTGCCGTGCCTCTGTATATTTGCCCTGCGATTCAAGTTCCGCCTGTTCAGTCTTGCGCTTGAATTCCAGCAGCTCATCAACATTGACGCCTTCAGGCAACTTGGGTGCTTTAGCTTTGGCAGCTCTAAGCTCGGCGATCAGCTCACTGTTCTTTTTCTCAAGTGCTGAAACGCTATTCTTGAGCCCATCTACATCGGGAGTGTCACCAGTCGGCGCAGCCTCTTGGATCTGTTCTTCGGCCATGAATAACCCGCAGGGTTGATTGCGTATCTACTTTACTTCACTTACGCTTTGGTGCAGCACGTAACTCAGATTTCTTTTTGAGTACGGCATTTCCAGTGGACTCTGACTTGATGCGGATCACCGGATCATCATCAGAGCCTACACGGGTTACGGTGCCACCTGATTTGGTCTTGATGCTGGCACGTTTTCCACCCGAGCCCGTCACAACACCAAAAGTGCGCTTGCCCTGGTACATCCAGCTTACTCGGGTGCCTTTTTTCATTTTTTCTTTTTAGGCTTTTTCTTCCCACCCATCTTTGATTGGGGTGGCTTTTTGGGTCCGCGATAGCCAGGCATCACTCGTCCTCGGTAGTGGTTTTCTTAGCGGCCTTTTTCTTGGCTGCCGGTTTGGCTGGTGGTACAGCTGGTGCTGCCTCACCTTGATGCGTGAATTTGTATTTTGAGTGCATCTCAGACACTGGGGTACCGTCTGCGAAGTACATCCAATGTTACTTCAGACCCGTCATCCCTCAAGAATTTGCGCATCGCCTGGTTCGGCCCAAATTTCTTAGCCATATGCATGAAATATGGCGCTTTGGTCTTGAATGCTGCTTTGATTTCTTCTCGGCCTTCATCCGTATTGCGCATGCTGTAGATCCACTCGCCGTATGTCATGTCGGCTGGCACTTGCCCTTTCGCACTAGCTCGCATACCTTCAGGTGGCTTGGGCAGTCCCAGCGCCTCGAAATCTACAACCGGCACGATGGTAGATCTGCAGTTGAAATGCTGTGGTGGTGTCGGACCTTCGCCATACGGGAACTCCTGACCATCAAGCTCACGGCAGATTGGTGATGTGCGGCTGTCAAGCGTGGCCACATATTGATATTTAGGTGTGATGCTGCGGTTGGCTTCGTAGGTAGCCCGACTGGCTGCAGTCGACACTTGATTGATGGTCGTTCGCACCAGTGCCATTACCTGCCGATTCGCCAGGCTGGTCACTTGCCCGCCTGCCTGTGCTTGCTGTCGTGCAGATCTAGCTCGCTGTCCAAACCGCAGTGTACCCGTCAATCTCCTGACTATCTGGTCGGTGGTCTCGCCAGTTAGTAATCCATCGCGAATGATCTGTCCGTATCTAGCAGCATTTTGCTCTGCTAGTCCTCGAAATGCCTTTTGCACGGTGCCACCACCAGGCAGCGTGATCACAGCACCTTGCCTTGCCGTCAAACTGAATGCGGCAGGTACATCTCTTAGCTCGTCGCTAAGCACCGCCACTCCAGTGTCAAGCGGATCAGTCGTGACCACAGAGCGGGCAAATTGAGGGCTGATCTCGACTGTGTTGACCGCATCGCGCATGCCGCGTGGCAATACATTCCGCAGGTTGGCAGCAGCCTGTGTCGATTGGATCTCAGCAAGCCCGGTCAGCTCTTCAGCCAGAAGGTCCAAGCTTTCAGTAGACCATCCATCCAATGATTCTTTGAGCTGTGCCAATATCGACCGTAACCGAACAGCCCGGTAGGTTGGGTTCTCGACGCCCAACACGTCCAACTCGCGCAGCGATTCCAGAATAATGCGGTTGTATGATTCGACCAGTCGTCTAGATACGTTGTTGCTGTACCTATTCAGGTCGATGGCATTACGGAACAGTACAGTCGGCGTGCTCACTAGTCATCACTCAGGCAGAACGGATTCGTCTTGATCAGGCGTCACTTGCGGTACATCGGGCTCTGCTGCCAGTCCGTCAAGCTGTGTGGCCTCCAATTCTTCCTCGACTTCAAATTCATCGCCCAGGATCTCGCCATCAGCCAGCCGATCTAGCAGCGTCTTTTGCGTGATAGTGCCGGCCGTATATAGTTGCAGTAGTGCAGCAATATCAGGTGCATCGAGCCTTTGACCCAGGAAATCACGGTTGATGTAGCAGCTGCCAGGCTGTGTGTCTTGCAGAAATTCACCGTGAAATCGCAGGCAGTTGTCGATCATGTCCTGCATTTGTTGAGCAATCGCCATCATTGTCGAATCGCCTTGGCTGCGGTCGATCCGCTTAGCTTCGGCAGTCTCGGCTGACAGCTTCTGACCCAGCACTGCCGCCAGACCTAGGTCGTTGATCTGCTGCTCGATTTGCTCTAGCCGCTTGAACTGCGCATCAAAGCTGTTGCCTGCAGGCTCGATATATTCAGCACGGCCCTCTGCTGGGAATGCAATGGCCTCACCTGGACCAGCACTTACTTCCTCAGCAGCAGATGGGAATCCGAAAAATGCCAGCATCGGCACGGCCGAAATGTGCAGCTGGTTGTCTAGGTCAGATTGGACTTGATATGCCTTGAGGTTTAGCTCCGCAATATCTTCAAGCGGTGGCCGCGATTCAAGGAAATTGACCCGGTTGGCATATGCCACACTAAATGGGATCTCGGTGGTGCTGGTGGTGCCTTCATCTGTGATCTCGAAGTCGCCTTTCTCTTTGCGTTGGTAGATCTTGAATTCACCAGGCGTCAGCACCCGGATCTGATCGACAACCTTCTCGCCGAATTCGCCGTCAGGCTCCGTGACCTTTTCAGCCAATCGCAGCATGGTCAGCCGCTGTGCGCCATCAACCAGCTCTGACCGCCAGCCGAGGATGTCACGTGGCGTATATGTCACCCAATATGGTCGGCCCATGGTGCCAGCAGGTGGTGCATCTACCAACACACCAATATGCCCATACCTGATCATCTTGCGGGCCGTTTCATAGGTCCACATATTCAGGTCGTTGCCCATCAGGTCAACGTCGAATAACTGCTCACGAATCATGTCCGATGAGTCATTCAGCCTGACAGGCTTGCGAGTGAGCATGCCGGCCAGCATCCTTTCGAGACGCTGTGCATACGGTGGGCACACACTGCGGGCAAGTCTCCGATCGTAGCTTTCATCCAACTCACGCACTTCTTGCGGCAGGTATCGCCTGTGCCGCCTTCGCATTTCATACGTGCCGCCGATCAGGTCTTCGATCAGCACCCAGTGCGGTTCTTGATTGACCCACGCACCATTAGGGTCATTAACATGCGTGACATTGGCCGCTGCTTTGCGGTCGTAAAAGTTGTACCCTGAATACACGACCGCCCAAAGCCCGATAATTGCAGTTTAATAGAGCCGGATACCTGTGCCCCTGCCGGCGTTGACGTAGAGCGGGTTCAGCTCACGCCAGACGAGATATCCTAAAGCGTCATTCATATGGTCATACCCGGCGTCTTTGTCGGGTTCACCTTTATCTGTGTAACTTTGAAGCTCTAGTGATTCGATCGTGCGGACGCACTTTTGCGCAATCTGCAGCCTTACCTCGCCTTTGCCGTTCTCCAAAGCAGCTTGAACAGCAGCCACCCTATCACGTACTGGAGGATTTGCCTTGGGAGACTGATTGCTAAAACCATAAGATTCCAATATTTGAATATCAGTGCGTGTCGCGTTTGTGCTGCGGTTGCCGCCAGAAGCATCAGGATAAATATAGACCTTGCGGTGAGGATATCTCGACTTGATCTCTTTAGCAAGTGCGTCAGTATCATGTGCACCACTTACCTCATCGATGATATGAAGCTGCTTGCCGGTACGCACAGCAATGACAGCTGACATATTCGACACGTTGAAATCAAGACCCACACGCAATGGTTCATCATCAAGGCCGATCGGCGGCTGGCAGACGTGCATCTCACGATTGAACCGGTCATAGACAGCACCCGTATTGAGATTGACGAATTGCCCCTCTAGATATGCCTTGATCAGCTTTTCTGGGTAATTGGCCATCAGCGAGTCAATAAACCCGTCAGGCAGGTGCGGGTTATCGGCAGTCCGTGCACGGATCAACCGGCGGTCAGGTGCTGTCTCACGCTCAAACGTCTCCCAAGCCCAACCAAAGCCCTCAGGGGTGGTCGCCACATAGAACTGCTGCACATTGCCAGAGCGCAAGCGGGCCAGCGCCATACGTGATGCCTGCTCAGCCGTTCGCTTATTAGTGGTGTCTACTTCGTCAAAACCTACCGCGCAAAGGTTCTGGCCTCGGATGCGGTTCCAGGTTTCCATTGTCCGCAACAGTATGGTGTGTTCGCCTTCTTTAAATTTCAGAACATACTCAGGCAACGGCGATACTCTGAAGTCATACGGCAGATCGATGGCCTCAAGCAGATCATCCATCGACCGCACGAGGATATCGCGCAGCATCGGTGCAACCGGCTCAAAGATTGCCGACACGTAGCCAATATTGGCGGCTGCGATATTGATGGCTTTAGCGCACAAGCCGTATGTCTTACCGGCACCAAAACCTGACACCAGGCCAAGGATCCGATGTTCTTGATCCTCGCAGAATGCGGTTTGATGTGGCAGCAATGTGGCATTTAGCCGATTTAACACCTGTTCTGCAGACACACCTTCATCATCTGGATCTGACAGGATTAAGCCATCTGTCACAGAATCCAGTATGCTCGGCACTTGATCTGATATCCACTCATTCGCTATTTTATGCGTTGAATTCCTTGCAACAATGACGGATATCGGCGATTTCATCGCAACTGCCACACGGTATCCGCTGTTGACCCAGAATCAAGAAATCGAGCTTGGCCGGCGTATTCAAGCGTGGTTGCAGCACCCTGATCCCCCACCGTCGATCGTGCGCTCAGGTCGGCGTGCTCGTGATCAATTTGTGTGCAGTAATCTGCGGCTGGTGATATCGGTGGCCAAGAAATATACATTTGCTATTAAAGGCACGCCACTCACTTTCCAGGATCTGATCCAAGAAGGCACCCTAGGACTACAACGGGCAGCTGAAAAATACGATCCTGAATGCGGCTACAAAATGTCGACTTATGCGTACTGGTGGATCAGGCAGGCCATCACCAGATGTATCGACACTAAATCTTTGATGATCCACATCCCAAATGGCGCACGCAAAAAACTGCAGGCCTACATGCAGGCAGCCGAAGAGGGTGGCAGCAAAGAGGAGATCCTAGAAAGAGCTTGCCTGCAGCGGCGTGATATTCGCACAGTGCAGCAGGCAGCTATGTGTCAAAACGTAGGAGCACTTGATGCATTAGACGTGATGATTTGATATTAAACTATTGACATTTTGTGAAAGCATATGTTATACTTTGTATATAGAGGGCAAAGAGCCCTCCCTTTCACACCATGGCCCGCACCTTCACCGAACAAGCTCTTCACATCGTTGAGCGCCAGCTGCAAGTCTCGAAAAAAGACGGCAGCGTTGCCCGGAATCGCGGCATCGAATTCCGCCCCAATGGCTACATCTTTGCCGGTAATAAGCGCATCAGCAAAGACGATGCAGTCATCACCCTGGCCAAGCTGATTGAGATTGAAGCCCAGGCCAAAATCCTGCCCCAAGCCACCAAGAAGACCAAGAGCAGCGGCATCACTTGGGACAAGCTGAATCAGGCCACCAAGGATTTCTTCTTTGAGCTGGCATCTGCCATCTATGCTGCCACCGATGACGTTAATTTCGAGAACGGCCATCCTCCCGCCGCACGTCTTGGCCGTGATATCCCCAAGATCAGTCTGAAAAATGCACCCCGTCTGTCCAATCTGAAAAAGGCAGGCATGATGGAGACCACCTCTTGGAATAGCAACGTCAAGTCTGAGCGCTACATCTGCCTGACCGAGCAAGGCCTGGCCACCTATCGCGCCATGCATGCCGAATGACAGGCCAAACCGGCTGGGGGCATCGCCCCCAGGACGTCATTGCTGCAGCCAAAAAAAAAGCAGCTGCGGCCAAATCTACTAAAGGCCTTACTGCCCTTGAACTGGCCTTTTATCGAGTGATTCATGCTGAAAAGGATTGACACTTTCCTTTTTGGCATGATATACTACGTATATGGGAGGCAATGAGCCCCTTTTTCTCTGATTATGACCGGCTTCGAAAAAGCACAAATCATCCGCCAGAACACTGATCTGGCCATGACCTTCGCCTACCGGGCAAAGCAAGCCAAGCTTGATAAAGAGCTCGGCTGGCAGCAGGTCTACCAGCAGAACATGCGCACCTTCGAGGCCTGCATGCGCAGCATTGAAGAGTTGCGCAATGAGCCGACCGAAGAGGCCAGCCACTTCGATAATGTGGACTGAAAGTATTGACACACCCTGATCGGGTGTGATATACTACGTATATGGGAGGGCAAAACGGACCCTCAGGTGAGCAAAAAGCGACCTAGAATCCTTCACCGCCCCTCCCACCCAATTCCACACCTCAAGCAAATGACCACCCTCGAACAGTTCACCACTAAAGCCCAGACACTCAGCATCGACGAGTTGATTGTGTTGGGGCGTGAGCTGCTGAAAATCGACGCACCCCAGGTCATGCTTGATGAGCTGATCAATATCGCTTTTGTCCGTGACGGCGCAGCCGCCTCAGAGCGGATGTGTGACGGGTGGTTTGCTTGATTCTTTGCGCCGCTCGTAAAGACGCTGCAGCATCAAATATTTCTCATGCACTAGGTGGTGACTACTTACCCAAGCTTTGAGATCCTCATATTCCACCCACACGCCTTCTTCCATCATTTGCCGGTAAGACTCGCGAGCATATGCAACTCCCGGTAACACCCTAACGCCACACCCAGTTGCCCGTCTTCCTGGGCCTTGGCAGCGAGTGCCTCCAGCCTGGTCATCTGCTGTGCCAGGAACTCCGAGCGCTCCACACTCATTGAGCTCTTGTACTCAGACCTCGCGTCTGAAATCAGCGCGTCTGTCTGGTCATTATCGAAGTCCCAGGCTTGTGCAGCAGACTCATATATCCGGTGCCGTGGCCAGGACAAGTCGAGCCACTGTTTGACCACCCTGAGTTGGTCTTTGCGAATGCTTTCTGGAGTCCTTGGGGCCATGTCTCAAATCTAACGCAAATTACCTACTTACCTACTTACCTACCCACTCCTTTTTTCCCTTCCCGACAACCAACTTTTTTTCTAACCCCCCCCTATATAGGGGGTAAAGTAAGTAAACCGGACACTGGCCGCGTCCCGATTGGCGCTTTGCATTACCTACCCTTACCTGTAATACCTGCTCACCCCTGCTATCGCAGTTAAGAGATCGAACAACTATAAAAGACATGAGTAGGTAACAGACGGTAAGGGCGGGTAATAAGTAGGTATCACTCGTCAGTGCCGCAACGCCGCCAGATATGCTTGAACGAGCCATTGAGCTTCTTGCGGCTCTTGTAGTACCCGCATGCAGTCAAGATGCGGTTGATCCGGACGAGTTCCCGTTGCGTCTGGCGTTCGATCGGCACCTCCAGCACGTGAGTTAACAGATCACTGCTGATGACGTACTCGGTGGACCGGTAGACCAGGTGCGAGGAGATCTTCTCCAACCACGGGTCCTCTGCATATAGGCCACGGTTACGGTCATTATTGATCTGAGTCTCCGCTTCATCTAGGAACCACTGCGTGCCCTTGAAATACTCGCGCTTCGCACTAGCCCAGATCCGATCGCGCAGCTGTTCGATCTTCTCGCTATTGATACGTTCTTCAACGTTAAAAATCACAAAGCGGCGGTTGCCAGTCTCATCACTGAAGAAACCGTCCTTTTTATTGGTGGTGCCGCATAAGACGAAAGAACGCGGCCGTTCCTTGTGACCCTTGCCATATGCCTCACGCACTAAGTCAGTCTTGCGGGTGATGAAATTCTTGAGGCCTGCACTATCGCGGTTCTTAATACCACCATCCAGCTCGCCCCACTCACAGATCCACCGCATATGTAGGCCGGTGATATCGTCTGCATCCTTGTTGGTCTTAATGAAGCCCTCATAGAACCAGGCCTCTGATGCGAGGGTGTTGTAAAAGCGCGTCTTGTGCAGGTGCTGGTCACCAGCCAGGATGTGTACAAAACCGCACGGGCAGCCCGGCTCATAAATACGGGCCACACAAAAGACCAGCCATTTACGCAATGCCGAATTGTCGAATTCGACAGCATGCGTGCCCAGGAGCTCGCCTGCGATGTTCTGCCAGGTTGTATCATCTAGCGGGTCATTGCAGGACTCCAGGTAGTCGCGGATCGGGTGATAAGGCCGTTCACGGGCACTGAGCAGTAGGGCATCTTGCGCGACATCTTTGGAGACATCAATATGTGCAGCCTGGAAGCTGCCATAACTCAACTTGGCATCAATCTCCGACATCGGCGCACCATCAATTTCGATAGCCTGCTTTAGGTCGTTCCAACGCAGCGCACCATGGAGCATCGAAGACAGCACCTTCGACAGATCAAGCAATTTCAGACGGCTATAGCCACCCTTTTCCGTCTTGTAATCACCAATCCGCTCATACCACGGCGCGACCGGGAGCTGTGGTGCGTCCCGTCGAATGGCAAGTTCTATGCGTTCTCGGTCAGCGCCGTCTACTACCCAGTCGGCCACGTCATAGCCGTCAGACGGGTCATCCCATGCATCCGCGTTCGTGCCTTCCACCCAGAGCCATGACGATCCAGGGAAGGCATCTCCGAGCCGTTGCATCAATTCCACACCAGGCCGGTCGCGATCAGGGCATAGCACCAGGCTGTTGTCCTGTAGCTTCGGCATGTCGGGCATGCCACCTTTCCAGCTGCCGCTACCATTCGGCACACTGGTGACCCACAGGCCCAGGGCACGTAACGCCTCCGCACAGGTCTCGCCTTCGACCACGTAGACCGTTTCACCTGAATCCGGCAGGCTCTCGTACCACAACGGCAACAATGTGTCTACCTTGGTGCCCTTGGACCAGGTGACATCTTTGGGTCCGACGTTGTAATCGGTGCGGTTGTGCTGGTATGACCGGCCATTTGGCGCGAAATACTTCCACGACCGGTACTTCACCGCAGTGCGTTCTTTATGCGGCTTAAAGGTCACACATTCAGCGGTCGGGTTGATCTTTACACATGCCCACTCACCAACCACATCACCGGTCTTGAGCTGTGGGTGCTTCTGGAATGGGCTGGTCTTGGTGCCGATGCGGCAATACAATAAGTCTCCGTCCGTCTTGCAGCCGCTAGACGTGCGACCACATATAGGACAAGGAGTTTTAGCAGATGAATACATCTGTTACAATTTGGGTGCTTGGGATTGTGGCTCTGCCCTCTGTGCTCTCGCCGGCATGGAGGGCATTTCCGTAGGCACGCTATCACATACCCAACGTAGCTGCAATACCTAGGAAAGGCAGGTAATTGCCTCGTCTTCAGAGTGCACCACACTCGCGATGCCGCCATGCTCTTCGAGACGGTCTAGCCAGTGCTGTTGATCATCTCGTGCCTTTTCACCAGGCACTTTGATCTCCATGCCCACGAATACCGCCAGGTCTTGGCCCACCATATCTTCGGTGATCTGGACCCGCTTGTAACCCACCAGGTCAGGACTGCCAGGGGACAGACCAAATTGCACATATTTGCCACGATTATCTCGCAAGGCACCAGTATGGTTCCGGTAGAGCGTCACGCCTTCGCAGTTTGCACTGACCGCCAAGCGGATCTCATTCTGAAGGCGTGTCTCTGGCTGGACCATTACTTCTTGACGTTGCGTGAATCAAAGACCGTGACGTAACGGCCACTCACCAATTTAACCGTGATACTCGTACTGTGCTTTTGTATCACAGTGGCCTTAGTCCATCCGGACACGCTCATGTAGACCTTGCACGCCTCGCCAGTGCGGACGTGCGACACATCAAATTTGAGCCTCATTTAAGCGCCTCGCAGGCAGCCTGGACGCCATATTGGCAGTCGCGACGTGTCATGTCGTCAAGCGTCGATGTAAGGACCAGCCAGCCTGCAGCGGCCACGAATAAGTAACCAAAGATGACGGCCCAGGTGTCAGCAGCGGATGTTCTCATTTGATCAGCTCCAGGTATCCGCGAGCCATTTCAGCTTGTGCGGCACCGTGACGCACCACGTGCTCAGGCTGGCCGGACTTCTCACAATATGCCAGATAAACGTCAAGCTGTGCGGCAAAGGCGACGGCATCACTGCGACGCTCTTCGCGCTCTTCACCGATGAGCACCTGGACATCTTCGACGGCATCGCGTGTGTGCTCCATCAGAAATGTCATCTGCTGGACGAGGCCGTAGGGTGTGATCTGTGGCATGATCGGAGGGAAAGAGCTCATTGCCCTTCATATACACATTATATCAAAGATGAAAGGCTGTGTCAATTCATTAAAAATTGTACAACCTTTCGGGCAAAACCAGGCGCGATGGCGATGCTTCTGCCTCTTTTATCAGCGTAAGAACGACACACGTACTCATCTGGAATCTGAGACTCGATTGTGTGCCATCGACCAGCACAATCGAAGCACCTGCGACGGCGCACGCGAGTATTGTGCGCACTTGGGTAGGACAAAATGACGTCGGTTTGTGTGGAGCCGCAGTGTGGACAGTTCATTTGAAGTGCTTGTGCCGTGAACGAAGAACGTGGTCTACCCACCCCGGGTGGTAGCCCCGCTCAGCTCGTATTCGCTCAAGATCTTCTACAGTGCGTGCCCGTCCGATATCACGGCGCATCTGCTTACGCTTCTGTTCCTTCTCCTGTAGTAGGATGTC